TTGAATAGATGTTCTGGATTGGTGGATTGGCTGTAAATGCACCTATATCACTGGATATGTCGTTGACATTTTTAATACCTTCTAATGTGCCAAAACGGTTGCGAACATTCTTGGCAAACTTGTACTCGTTTTCACTCAGCCTGTTGTCGTCCACCGACATATTCATGCCGCCAATAAACGATTGTTGTGCGTAATCAGCCACGGTGGTAGTGCCAGCGTCTAGCCAGCGTCAAGCTGTCATGCGGGTGTCTCCCGAATTGCATCATTCGTTCCTGTCCACGCTCAAGATCAGCAATCTTGCGACCCAAATCACGGGTCACTTTGCCGTCATAGACCATCGACTCCTGCAATTTGCCTTGCTCCTCCAAGAACAGCTGCATCATCTTGTGCATGACAATGTTCTCAAACCCGTAGAGTGGGAATGGATCGTTGTCGTTCTTGATGATCTTCAGCTTTTTCTTGTACAAGACTTGCAGGGTATGTGAGTCATCCTGTGCTGCTGTGTCGTCCCAAGGAAACTCAGAGATGTCCACAATCAGGTAACGCGCTTCCGTCTCGTCATGCGGTATCTCGGAATAAATAATTGAAGTGTCGGCTGTGTCCACCAACCTGACCACCCCACCGTCATTCGATGTATAACCACCAAACCGTTCATTGTCCGTGTCGTACCGTCTCATACCCACAATGGATGTGATGGTACGATTGTTGTCCATCGTAAGTGCTATTGAATGCGGCGACGATGTGGTTGTGTAGGCCGCTGCTGTACCGGGATAGTTTGGCCAGACTTCAAGCGTTTGCCTGTCCGATGCCGATGTCTCAAACGTCACGGCCAACTTCTCTGTGGCTGCAATGTTGGCAAACCAATGAACCGTCAGGCCAGTTGCCGAGCTACCGCGAGTACCTGTGATTACAGAAGACAGGGATTTCTTGAGTGGATCGTAGCCGACAATACGCCAACAACGACTGTCACTCTTCCAGTTGTTCTGGTTGTATTCTGACAAGAGATTGTTGACACTCCAAGTCAGCTTTGATTCCTTCTCGCGCATCGCACGAATTGCATGAACATCACGGCTCAATGCAATTCGTTGTTTGCCTGCAACATAGAATTCCTCTTCAACCAATGAGCCGGGAATGTCTATGTGTTCGTAAACTGACTGCATCGCCTCGTTAAGAAAGTCGAGGATCACATAACGCTGGTTGGCATCACCGGCATTAAGGCCTACCTTGCGTCCAAACCTGTCAATTATGTATTCAGCACTCATCGTTTAGTGATGGCGGTGACTGTTTGCTTTGCCCTTTTTGTGATTGCCGACACCGTTGTTGCGGCTCTTTTTGTGATTGCGGTGGTTGCCTGACTTGACCTCTTCGTTATCGCTGTCCAACTCATGTTTCAATTCCCTTACAGCATCCAACAATTCATCCAAGTCATCACGCAAATCTTTGCAGTCAGCGGCGTTCAATCTCATACTCAAGTTTTGCTATCTTTCTTAGCGCGGCTCTTGTGAACTCTGGCGCGGCCTCTTTTGCCTTTTGAAACTCCGGATGTTGGCTTAACTCCTTTACCCCCTCCAACTGTGGTGTGCTGCACCCGCTCACCATCAATGAGAGCATCAATATGGCCCAACTTATCTTCCAGCCGATTCTTTGCATTAGCCTCTTTCAGCGCATCCGACAGCTTATAGATCAACCGTTCCAATGACGGTATGGCCTTAAACAACGATGCAAGTAGTTTAATTACCCCCATTTGTATCTGTCTTTATGCCTTTCCTCAAGAAAGTTGCGAGTAAAGACGTTATGATTATATTAACCATAGTTCCAATTTCCATATCCCCAGTGAGATATGCGCCCACAGCTGCGAGAATACCTCCAGCTGCCGTCATGTATGTTTTTTTACCTTCTAATGCTTTCATTTCATTGCTTTAACTAACTTCGATAATCCACTAGCTCCCGTTCTAATACCTATTTTCATTCGTCCACCTTCTCCCCCAGCAGTCTTCTTAACAGATCGTTTTTTTGCTTTTGGTTTTTTCTTATGCTTGGGATCAATCTCAGGTGGTAAAATCCTTGGCGGCCCCTTCATTGGGCGAGGCTTTGCTGGACGACTGCCTTGCGCCCACGCTAGTTTGCGACCCGTCAAACCGGGATTTGTGGGTTTTACTTTTGAGATGAGTGGTGTTAATCTACCGTCCGGGGTTAACTGCGCCCAAACTTTTTCTGGTGGGGCTTTATCTTTTACCCAAACTCCCGTTTCGGAAACAGTAATTCCCGGTATTTGAATCTTTAAGGGCTTTTTTCCCTTACGCTTCTTTTTCTTTAACTTAAATACGTCTTTGTAATCAGCCACGGCGTCTCCTTCGTCCAGTTTTGTAACTTTGACCAGTTGTTTTCTGGCAAATTGCGATAGCCCTGCCTTTGCCTTTCAGCTTATTGACACAGCGACTAACTTTTGTTCCCTTTGGCATTTATCAGCTGTTTAATCTTTAAAACTATGTACACCAATGTTGCCAGACTGATTGAAACTTTTAGTAAAATGTCGATTTCAAGTAGCCAGTTTCCTATTCCTGAGACAGAAGCCACAAGAACTTTTAGATCATCGAGGTTCATGTAAAAATTTGTCAACTAACATCTGCTTGGCGACCTCAATTACACCAATCATCTGCTCCAAAGTCAAATCCAATTCCTGTTCAGAATACTCAACAGCCTGACAAATCCTTCGTGTAAACTCATCCAATTGTTGTCTCTCAGTCATTTCTTCTTCTTCTTTGCAGCTGGCTTCTTTGCAGCTGGCTTTTTCTTGGGAACAACACGCGGTTTCTTCGCACCCACACGCAAACCAGCTACCTCGTCAATTAACGACTGCATAGCTTGTTTAGGTGTTGCTGGTTTTTTAGCTGCCGCTTTCTTGACCGCTGGCTTTTTAGCTGGTGCTTTCTTGACGGCTGACTTTCTCCTTGGAACCTTTGTGATGCGAGGCTTTGTTGGCTTCTTGCCCGTTGGCTTTTTGCGCTTCCCACCTTTTGCTATGTAATCTAAAATTAATTCTTTCTTAGCTTCAAGACTATATGCATCAGGAGTCAGCTTCTCTACCGGCTTTTTAGCCGCCGGTTTCTTCTTAGCTGGCAGTTTCTTCTTAGTTGTCTTTGTCAGCTTGCCACCTTTGCCGCGTGCAAGTTTCTGAGCGCGTAACAAGGCTGCATCAGCTTTTTTTGCAATGTCTTTTAACTTTCTTGCACCAGTTTTTGCTTTGGTTACACCTGTTCTGGCAGCGCGTCCAACAGCTTTACCTGTTTTTACAGCCGTAGCTTTCGCAGATTTAGCTGCTTTTGTGCCAGCCTTAACAGCCTTACCAGCAACCTTCTTACCAGCTTTCAGTGCTGCTGCGCCACCAACTCTTGCTGCTCCATAACCAACTTTTCCAACCTTTCAAAATTGGGCCACCTATCATTAACCCCAACCCTTCAGCAGCCATATGCCCAGCAAGTGCCGCTTCATCACGATGAGTCATCTCTTTTCCTGTGACCTTACCGTATAACTTGGCAAGTCTACCGACATCATCAGGTTTCATTCTACCTTCTATTTCTGATCGAAGATTCTTTCGTCGCTGCTCATTAGCTCGCTTTTGTGCTGCGGTTAGTGATCCTCTCTTTGGTGGAATACCAGCTGTAGGCTTTGACGATCTTGTCTTACCGGTTGGTGGTTTGACAGTGCTTTTAGCAGTTCGACCTGTTATATCTTTTGGAATTACCCGACCATGTGAAGGTTTTTTAGGCGCTGTCCTTAAGTGTGGGCTGGGCTTGCCGTTAACTGTTATTTTAGTTTTGCCATTACGAATTATTTTAGATTTAGAGCTAGTCTTGGGACTGGCTCCAGATATAAGACGGTTAGCACGATTAACAGCAGCAGTTTTAGCCGCACGCTTTGCTTGCGCTCGTTCTCGGCTTTTACGCGCTAGATCAAGCAGTTTCTTCCGTTGTCCTTGTTTTTTGTATGGCATATATTATCCTCCTTTTTGTACCGGTTGTCTTGGTGGCCTCAACTGTCCTGTTGGGCCGTATGGATTAGGTGTGTAGC